GTCTATACAACCGAAACTATTCCGCGCCCTCTTGACATTATAGAAGCAAGACACCGCGATATTAACGGAAACGATATTGAACTATTTCTCGCCGGTCATCTTGACTATGCGCGATTTAACGATAAGAGTTCTACCGGTACTCCTCACTCTGTTTTCTACGATAAGCAGATTTCAGATGGCGTGCTGTATGTGTATCCAATATCTGATTCGTCATTAAGCAGAATAGTGATGACCGTGAAAACATTGGTGTATGACTTCAACGCATCTACCGACACGGCACACTTTCCTATCGAGTGGTCGAACGCGCTCAAGTGGGGGCTTGCGGCTGAACTGATAGCTGACTATGGGCACAATCTCGACAGTGGGCGTATCCAATATATCATGGCGATGGCTCAGAGGTATCTCGCTTCGGCAAAGGGCGGAGACGCTGGAAGCGGGACTGTGCGTATAGTTCCTGATTTACGGAGAATGCGATAAATGATATTACCAGTGCTTGATAGTAAAATGCGAGTTACAGATACGCAGGTCTTGTCTATGCTGACGGCATCAAAGACAGACGCGGCGTTCGTGGAGTTCCACGACTACGACCGGACACGGCCTTACAGCAAGCTCTACGTTGACCGCAAGAGTGACCAACGCATCCTCGTCTCGTCTGGGCTTCCGATGGTGCGGAAGACCGACGGAACGCGGCTCACTCCCGGATGGGAAGCTGGTGTAGGCGGCGTCTACCATCTCAAGAACAACCTGTTCGAGGGCTATGTGACCCCGGACGGACAGTATCATATCGCGGTCGTGAATGACCAGCCGACCGGCCCTATAGCTGGTGACGAAGCTCACTGGACGCCGGTGTTGACAGTGGGCGGCGAAGTCGTGAAGCCGAAGTCCTGTACCATCCTCGAAACCGACCCGACCAACGAGAACTACCACGACAACGTTATCGAGTGGGATTATGGCGTCTGTAAGCGCCACATCCGTGTCATCGAAGGCCGGTTCCGTGGCTCGTGGATATTTGCCAGTGACCCCGGCGCGGATGTGCGGATAGACTACCACTGCGAGGGCAAACTCCTGCACAAGTACGGGCGGGCATATGACCGCGACATGAACGTGGTGGAGGTGCAGTTGCCCGTCAAGGATAGCGAGTACATCCCGGCCTCGGCGTTCAAGGGCGCGGCATATCCGGTCACGGTTGGGGACACCGGCACATACTATCCGGATGCTAACCCAGAAAGCGCGACTGTTGATGGATACATTGGCGGTGCTTGGAGTTTTGAGGAAGAAATTACATGGGCAACTGCTCGGGGAATGACCTCGGGTAATTATAGAGCAGACTCGGCTAACTGGGGTTATTTTAGTCAAGTGTCTTGCCATGATGAAGGCTGGGGGTATATAAATGTGCTTTTGCGAAGTATGTTTTTATTTAACACAGCATCCATCCCGGATGATGCTACAATATCATTTGCCGAGATATGGTTATATGGAACGGACGGTTATAGTTTTGCACCAATATATTACCGGTATTACTTGGTATCGGCAAATCCAGCATCAAATACAGAGTTAATCGCCGCTGATGTAGATAAATTTGGTAGTACAGCATTTACGTATAGTGGATTTTCAGGATGGGGCACAAGTGGATGGAATGGGTCTGGATTGAATGCCACGGGGATTGCGGCAATAAATAAAACGGGCGTAACGAAATTTGGGTTGAGGCACTATCACGATATATACTCTACAGAAACGCCGTTTAATGATGATTCTACTGGACTTGGGCTAATTGGTGGATACTTTGCCGAGCGGGGTGACGGCTACAAGCCCAAGCTCGTCGTGACATATTCAACAGCCGCCGCCGCGAAATTACAGGACAGCCACGCCCGAAGAAGGAGATAGACCATGCAGGCATTGAAGCAGTCAACGCAAATAGCGCTCCGTATCGGGCCGTTTTTAGACCAGACGAATGGGTACGAAGCGGAAACCGGGCTTACCATCACCCAGCCTGATGTACGCCTGTCGAAGGCCGGGGGGGACTTCGCGCAGAAGTCCGCCGCTGAAACCCTGACACATGACGAGGGCGGATGGTATATCGTGACGCTCTCCACCACCGACACCAACACGCTCGGAATGCTCGACCTGTATGTCCACAAGTCCGGGGCACTCCCGGTGTGGCGGCACTTTATGGTTATGCCTGCGAATGTGTGGGATTCCATGTACGGCGCAGATTACTTGCATGTCAATGTTGCTGAAATTTCTGAGGATGCTACTGCCGCAAATAACCTCGAAAGCTACTGTGACGGCAGCGCAAATATGCCGGTCGATGCGACAAAAATTTCAGGGTCTTCCACGGCTGCGGATAATGTCGAGGCGAACATCGGCAATCTTGATGCCGCAGTGTCATCGGTCGGTGGAGTAAGCGCGGCGGATATAGCTGACGCTGTGTGGGATGAAGCTGCTACTGGGCATACCGACGCAGGCAAAGCAGGAGCACAATTGTGGACTGATATTGATGCAATACTCGTGGATACTACTGAGATAGGTGTTGCGGGTGCTGGACTTACTGAGGCTGGTGGCACAGGTGACCAGTTTACTGCACTGCCCGAAGTAACAGCAGATGTCACTAAGATTTCGGGAGATGCTATAGCGGCAAATAATTGCGAATCTTTCTTTGATGGTACTGGATATGCTGGAACGAACAATGTCATTCCTTCGGTGACTACTGTCACTGGCAATGTTAATGGCTCTGTTGGTAGCGTGACTGGCGCGGTAGGTTCCGTGACTGCTGGCGTAACTCTGGCCAACGGTGCGCACGGTGGGGCGGCGACGGTCATCACGCTCCAGACCCCCATAACAGCCAATGCCACGCAGATTGAAGGCGGCGACGCTACGGACGCCATAAATGCAGCATGTGATTCTGCTCTATCTGATTATGATGCGCCTACCGCAACAGAGATGACAAGCGCGTTCACGGAAATTAAGGGTGCTACGTGGTCGTCTGGAACGGATACGCTTGAGGATATACGCGACGCAACCGGCGCACTCGATGCTGCTAATACGGAGCTTGCCTCGGCCCCAACAACAATAAGCTCAACGAGAGCTATGATACAATGGCTATTCTCTCGGTTCAACAGAAATTACACGGCAACTGAGACGACCGAGACGATATACAAAGAGGATGGAAGTACCGCGCTATCGTCGGCAACGCTAAGTGATGATGGAACTACGTTCACTCGCGGGGAACATTCGTAATGGCAAACCTTGATAGCGCGTATAAGCGCAGAATGGCGTCGTGCGTTACTCCAAGACCGAATGGTGATGTATCTCGCAATGACAGGCGTCAAGTAGCGTGCATATACGGGATAACCCTGTATACAAGAAGTTCCGGCGGCTCTATATTGCCGAGGGTGATACGGAGGACGTCAAATGGGTAAGATGTCTATAAGTGAATTTGTTGGCGTTTGGACTTATGGCGACCATTCGGATATACCAGAAACATATCTGACTGAGTTAAAGAACCTGCGCCCTATTCATGGGAAACTGGAAAAGACATACGGATTCGGCACTAAGGTTGCCACCGCTCAATCCGGTGGTGGTGGTCTTGCGACTTATATTCATGACAACATTACGTCAGCGACCAATGGGCAGGATGATTATTTGTATATAATGCCATCCATCGCTATTGATGGTGTGACTCTGTATGCATATAATTCCACCACACAAGCGTGGGTAAACATCACGAGTTTCGCGAACTTTAGTCTTGCCGAGACATTCTATCACAGAACCGACAATTTCCCTCATCCGGTAGTGCAGAGTGGGGATATTATACGCATCCTTCCCGGCAATCAGTATGAGATTTCCGGAAACAACTGCGATGGGATATGGATAGATTATATAAGCCGCAGTTTCTTTGACGGGCTTTACACGTCTTCAGATTATACGGCTAAGTTCTTCGGGTACAGCACCGATATATCAAAACCAGCACTTACCATTGTTCAGCCGTCTTCTGACCAGTACATGGCAACTGCGCCGTTTGATGATAATGACACGCTGTATTATAAGATGTCGTATATATATGACGGCGTACAGGAAAGTCTTTTGTCTGACAACACAGTAATGGTGGATATATCAACAAGTGTGAACTGGCTTAATGCGTATTTCGACATCACAAAATCCAGCCACAACAAACGAATAACTGCCATAAAGCTCTATCGGGCGCATGTTTACTTCGGGCCGTATCAGCATATCAGTACTATCGACCTGTTGCGTGCATCGACAAAGGTGGAAACAGACGCATCGGCAGGGAAGAATGGCTCGTACTATGCGTACATACCCGCACTCGCCGAGGGGTTAACTTCTGAGTATAGTTTTGATGCTGGAAAAACATATTGTCTTTCCGTAAATGGAACCATTATAAATATTGAAAACCCGGGCGCGGGATACCATACGCTGCTTCAATATGAAACATCACCACAAAAAACGATAACTACAGATGAGTGGGATGTCGGATGGGAACTATTTGGTGATGACGTTTCAGTGGCGTCTGGTGCTACCGGTTGCTATACTGGAATCAATACCATAATAACAAATGATTCACTTGACATAGGCAAGTACGTGGCTGGCGTAATTGCATACGATACAAGCCGTGCTTATACGCGCATGGTTGATAAAAGTGTTGGATATGCTGTCCACACCACAACCGACATTGATGGTGCAAACTCAACGGGGGCATATAGACTTATGTCTCCCATCAATGGACTATATGATTTTATTGATGATACCCCCTCTGCGGGTGATGTTAGGTGTTACTTTTATGATAATGGAATAGGAGACCACGCAGAGCACCCGTTAGAAGGTGAAGTATCGGTAAAGATTAATGGCAACTTCGCTCGTGTGATAGGTGGCAGGTTATGGCAGGGCGATATTATTCTCGACCCTGACGATACCGCTGAAGTCCATACCGATTGGGTAAGTTATTCAGAACTTGGACAACTTGACGTTAACCCGGTGAGCAATGTTATCCGCGTGTATGACCGTGAGGGTGGCGCGATAATGGGTATTCAGGAGGTCTATGGGAATCCGGTCATACTCAAGAAACAGGGAATATTCACCTATAATACCAAGTCGTATCCGAGCGATCCTACGCAGTGGACGATGTCTGAATCGGCGCACAATATCGGCAATGTTGCCGCCAATGGTTCTATCGTGGCTAAGGACGCGCTGTTCGTGTGCTATACTGACGGTATATATCGTTTATACCCGAACAATCTTGCCGAAACCGATATGACCCCGACACAGAAGTTGCGTGTCAGTGAAGCAATCAATGATACCTATATGGCGCTCACTGACGCTCAGAAGGCGGCGATTATCACATGGTATGACAACACTAAAGAGGAAGTAACGTTCAAGCTGAATACCGAGTATTGGGCGTTCAACACCATAACTGAACAGTGGAGAGAGATTACTACTGCCGCTGGCGCTACCTATGTCGGGTATGACCAGAACGGCAAGGCAATGATGTACTATTCCACTGACGGTAAGATATACTCTCCAACCGAAACCGAGCCAGTTGCCGCTGACATGGTATCAAAAGAGTTTGTTCTATCGAATGAGCGCGACGAATTACTGCGCAAGGTGACAGTACAATATAAATCTGGCGCGGCTCTAACGCTTTCGGTTTATGAGGAGGGTGACGTGGCGAGCGGAAGCATACAGCCGGGCGTCACCTATTACAACAATGGATATACTTCTGTAACCTATAATGGTACTGCATACACTACAACGCAGACATTTACTGGTGTGGCTGGTGTACATACATATACAACTGTCGGTACTGGCACTGTGCAAATAAGAACAAACAAAACACTACCTGCAAGTTCGAGTGTGTATTCTACATATGAAACATATCCGCGTTATCGTGGCAAGACGGCGAAGATAAGAATATATGAAAGCGCCGCGTCGTCAACCACGGTTGAAATAAAACGAATTGATTTGGAAACGGAAGATTAAACATGAACACAACAGAAATGATTGATAGGCTTAGCATCAGGCTTGAGGATAGCTCCAACCAAGCATTCTCGAAGGCAACGCTTTTAAAAACGCTAAACAACGCACAGATAAAACTCGCTAATATGCTTCACTATAATTATCTTACGGAATTACAGGTAATAGAAACCGGAGTGACAAGCTTTACCGGAAGTTCAGCACCTTATTATAAGGCGTTGTCTGGACTTTCATACGGCGTGCTGCGTGGGGCACAGGGTATTCTTGCTGTAAAGATTAACGGGTCGAGCGGCCCGTATTGCAGGAGAGTTGATTTGCGCAATCTGAAACACATAGAGAACTCATATCTTGGTGGCTCTACTGCCAACCCAATATATTATGTTCTTTACAATAGGATATACGTGGACAACGATTCAACCACGCCGACTGTTGACGTGTATTATCTGAAGACGCCGGCAACAATGGTTTATACGTTCGAGGTGAGTGCGCACGGAACGCCATCAGCCACGCAATTTCTAATAGACGGTTCCCAGTACGCATCAACCGCAGACGACGCATACAACGGTGCAGTGATATATTCTACCGCAAGGGCAAAGTACTACGTTATTACAGATTATGATGCTGTTGGGGTTATGCCGGGTACTAATGATAGGGCTGTCACGGTGGTGGACTGGGATTCGTCAGGAACAAACTGGGGAGACGATACAATATATTTTGTAACGAATAGATTTGACACGCTATCAATAAGGCCGACAACGAGTGATGCCTCTATGTATGTAGAGACGTGCGAGTTGAATCCATCGCTGCACGAACTGGTGGTATCTATTGCCGAGGCGGAATGCTGGGGGATTGACAACCAACCAGAGAGGCGGTCTCTTGCGGAAGAAATATTTAAAAACGAAGTTGGCGCACTTAACGCAAAATATGTTGACGCAAGTGGTATTGGAACTGCAGAAAATGAGCGGATGGAGGCACGGCAATGACAGCACAGGACATGGTTGATATTCTTGCTCTTCGATTGGAAGACCCAGACAAAAAACAGTTTACGGACTCATTCAAATTATCAGCGCTTGATGATGCGCAGATTCTTGTTGCCACTCTTAGCAACACAGATTTCCTTACTGAGATACAGCATATCGACGCAAGTGAGTCAGTATCAAGTTCAAAGGTTCTTTTGACGGCACTCGCGTATGACGTGCTGAACGGAATAATGGGCATTATAAATATTAGAAATAGCGCGAACGGATACTACGCACACCGTCTCGGCCTTAAAGACTTGAAGAAAATGGAAAACTCATTTATGGTATCGAGCGCGACAAACCCTATGTACTTCCCGTTCGCAAAGGCAATATACCCATATCCAACAACCATAGCTGCGCTTGATGTGCATTATATAAAGATACCCAATCCGCTCCGCCATGCGTTTACGATGGTGGCTGACGATCCAGCATCCACCACGACGTTTATAGGTGACGCATCACAGGGGCTATCTTTACTGGCCGATGCATACAATGGCGCGGTAATATACAATATAGCCACTGGTAATTATCATGTCGTTACAGATTATACTGTTACGACAAGAACATTTACGGTATCGCCGGTACGTAGCGGAGCAACAACATGGAGCAGCGCAGACACATTTTATTTTGTCACTGGCGACTATGAACTAATCAACCTTTCTGCTGTGACGTGCGAACTGAACAGCGCACTTCATGAAACGGTTGTAGCGTTCGCAGAGGTAGAGTGTTGGAAGTCCGTCAACAAACTCGACCGCGCATCTACCGCTCTTGCGTCAGCAATAGGGATGTTACAGGATATAAACGGTCAGTATATCGCTCCGGAGTAAATGACTAATATGCCAAAATCCTACAAAATTGTAGCTATTGTGCTTTTGCTTATGCTCGTCGTGAGTTATGCTTTGGCGCAAGACGCATTTATTTATCTGCGCCCGTACCGCACTGACATCGGCGCTACATACGCTGACTCCATAACCGTTGTTATCGGAAGGCCGCCTAATGTTACTGGCTTGGTTAAGTATCATATATGGACTAAGACCGCTGGTGGTGGTGAGTACTCATTGCTCACGTCTACATATGACGACTCTCTTACATTCTCGGCAACTGAAGCCGCAAACTATTATGTAAAGGTTCAGACTGAGACAGTTTCGTACTTGGGGGGAAGAAAGACTGTAGTACTACAAGACTTCGAGGAAGCGCCTGAACGCAATATCGACATAAATAGCTATCTGAATTACTTCTTCGATACGTCCACCGGATTATTGAGGGCTGGCGTTATATCGGCTGATAGTATCGGCGCTGGGATAATAACAACATCAAATCTTAATTTTGTACCGCTGTTCAGTTCCGGCAGTGATACGCTGGCTATCATTGCCACTATCAATGCGTCCAGCGAGGGCATCGACATCGATGCTGACAATCTGCGTATCGGCGCGAACACGTACTTTGAATCTGGCTATGACCCAAGTGATAAGGCATACGCTGATTCTGTATCGGCTCTGATAAACAGGCTTGGTCTTGCTGCTTATGAGGACTCGATACAGGCGGCGATGCTTGGCAGTACCATTATTGTTGGTGGGTTCATAAATACTGACTTGCTCACGGCTGACAATATCGTGTCTGGAACATTCACTGGTTTGACATATATTACGTCGCGTGATAACTACATAAAGATTGGCAGTCAAGACAATATATTATCAGGGCAAGATGCAGCAACAATAGAAATGTGGAGGGATGGGGTATCTTCCGGGCCTGTCGGACTATTGGTTGATAATTACCCAACGGTTTATGCAGAGCCAAGACTAACGCTCGAAAGCACAAATGGGGGAAGTATATTGCTCGGCAAGGGTGATGATGCGCTTGATTTTACCCCAGACCGATACTCGTTGCTTGCTGATGGGCAGTTGTCGATTTATCAGGATGCCACTCAGGAATCGTCTCCCGGCGTGTATATAAAATTTCCGGGCAACTTGGCATCAGGCCACGTACAATTAATACTATCTGGTATATCCGACGCAACCGGAATACCCGTGGTTAATATCGGGATGGTGGATAGTATCGGGGTTATAGAGACAAAGAGCGAAACCGGAGCATTGCAAATACAGTTGGGGAGCACAGCATACGGAGCTACAGTATGGGCAAGGGATGGATTCAGTACGCTTGCGAGTGATGTGGTGGTGGATAATTTTTCTACTGATGCAACTATGGCTGACAGTAGTACCACTACAGTCCCGACAGAAAGTGCTATAAAGGCTTACGTGTCAGCGCATACGCTTAATTCTGCACTCCATGTTCCATCGCAGTCGGGCGCGACAGGTAAATACCTGAAATCTGATGGTAGCGTAGCCACATGGGAAACGGTATCCGGGTCGGCAATGACGGCGGCGGAAATATTGGATTCACTATTGACCGTGGACGGGGTCGGATCGGGACTTAACGCAGATTTATTGGATAATGCTTCGTCAGCTTATTTTGCAACTGCTTCAAGCGTATCGGCAATCAATGATACTCTTGGCACTATGACAGCCACGGGGTTATTGACAAGAATAAAATCGGTGGACGGTGCTGGTTCTGGACTCGACGCCGACTTGCTCGACGGAAATAGTTCGGCAGCGTTTGCGGCAGCTTCACATAATCAGGCGTGGAGCACAATTACGTCTACGCCAACAACCATATCGGGCTACGGCATAACTGACGGGCTTACTGACGGTGACTTCGCATCCGCCGGGTTTATGAAAACAAACGGCTCAGGGACGTATTCGATAGCGTCAGACGGAACAGATACAGACATAACCGTTGTTGTTGACGTGAGGCTGTACTATGATGCGACATGGATATTAGAAAAGAAGACAACTACCATACATTTAACTGACGGACAAGTAACAGGATACACCGGCCCGTCCGCATGGACTGACGCAACGGGATTATAATATAAACGGAGAATAATTATGCCTAATATTGACTGGGGAGATTTGGCAAGCGGAGCGTTTGGTGGGCTGACAAGATATGGTCAGGCTGCACTTCCCATTTATAATGCGTATGGATATAAACAGTATACTCCCAATAATCCTATTTATGGCGACGAGGGGAAGCCAACCACTCTTGGCGATACGCTATTAAAACAACAGGAATATGGGTACTGGAACCCAACAGAACAAAGGCAAACACTTGGCGATATTGCAAAGTATTCAGCCAATGTTGCTCAAAACGAAACTGCTGATATACGTGGACGCGCTGAAGCCGCTGGGTTTGGTGGAAGTATAGCAACGAATAGGCTATTGTCTAAGCCTGCATTTGATGCTAATGCGTCTATGGGGAATACTCGTTATAATCTTGCCGATATAAACGCACGCGCAAGAAGTGCGGCGACAACAAATATTGGCAATGAGTTAAGTGCATATTCAGATGCGTCACTCAAACAAAACATCGTTAATGCAACGCAACATACTAAAGCAGTGACGGACTTAGTAGCGGCACTTGATACCATTGGCAGTCAAGCGATAAAGGACGCTGGCGTCAAGGATGATATAGATGAAGCTAAAGCACTATTGGCTAACGCTGGTGTTGGCAAGGTTGCTGTTGGAGAGTATGACCAAGAAACCGGCACTGAGGCAGTTGTCGATGAGTCCACCATGGGTAGTATCATGGGGATACTCAGGGGAATACCTTCTTATGCTTGGGATATTATATTAGCAACCGTTCCCGGCGCGTCAGTATTGTTATATGAGGTATTAAATGGCGAGGAAATTGAAACTCCCGCTAATCCTCTTGTGACTAAGGGCGGGGAGCCTACCGACCTGTCTAATGCACTAAACAAGCAGGCGACTGAAGGTATATATTCTCCAAGTACCAAACTCAAAATGATGAGCGAGACCGGCAGGACATTAGGAAAGGAACAGCAGGAGAATGCGTTGGCGGCGCGAGGGGCGGTGCAATCGTCGGGCATGGGAACCAGCATGGTCGGTGTTGGTGCTGGCGTTGTCCCAGCACAAAAGACAATGGCCGGGCTATCTGATGCGGCTTTTGGTCTTGAAAAAACAAACGCGGAAAAGATGGCTGAGGCTAAGACGCTCATTGGGGAGATAGAAAACCAATACGCAAACGCTCTCGACCTAAGAGATGTCATGGAGGCCAACCGTAAGGGGCAGAACGTAGCGGCACTACTCTCTCAGATTTCCAACTCTATTACCTCTGGATTGCGTGATATAAACCAAAAAGAGTTAGATGATCTGACTGAACAAA